ACCTGAAGAGATTATTCATGTGATGAATGAAAATGAGGAAAGCATATTCAGAGGAACAAGTAAATTAAAACCAGTTAAAAGATTACTAGAAGTATATTACTATTTAGTTAATTTTCAAAGACAATTTTTTAAGAACAATGCTGTACCAGGTTTTGTGTTAACAACAGATTCAATACTAAGTAAAAGAGTTAAAGAACGTTTATTGGAGAGTTGGAGAAGTAGCTACACAACTATTTTTGATAATGCAAGAAATCCTGCTATTCTTGACGGAGGTCTAAAGATAGACCAATTCTCAAATGTGAAGTTTGATGAATTAGATTTTGAAAACAGTGTAGAGAGGGTTCAACAAGATATTGCTAAAGCATTAGGTGTTCCATATGTGCTAATGAAAAGTGGTAACAATGCAAATATTGACGCCAACCAAAAATTATTCTATAGTCATACTATACTACCGATGTTGAATCAATTTTGTAGTGCATTCAAACATTTTTTTAATAACGGTGTTGAGATACGACCTGACAAAATGAGTATCCCTGCAATGAATCCAGACCAGAGAACTCAGGCTGTTTATTATTCAACACTTGTTAACACAGGTATCATAACTCCTAACGAAGCTAGACAAGGATTAAGATACGATGAACTTGAAGGTCAAGCAGACATAAGAGTTCCACAAAACATAACAGGTAGCGCTGTTGACGCCTCACAAGGAGGCAGACCAGTAGAAGAGGAAGAAACGGTTGATGATTGATAAAAAATTATATGTTGCAAGTAATTTTACTACTAAAGCAAACAACAAAACAAAATTCCTAAATATCGCAGGCTATGCAAACACTACCTCTAAAGATAGAAGTGGTGATGTTGTAACGGCAGCCGCGTGGGCAAAAGGTGTTGAAAATTATAGAACCAATCCAGTGCTTTTATATCAACACAAACATGATTGTCCGATAGGCAAAGTCAATAAAATAAAAGTTGATAAAAAAGGTATTTATGTAGAGGCTGGCGTTAGTCAAGCCGCAGAAAAGAACCACGGCGTACAAACTTTAATTAGAGATGGCTCACTTAAAAGTTTTAGTGTTGGTTTCAGAGCAAAAGACGGTCACTACGATAAGAAATCTGATAGCATGGTTATTACTGACTTAGAACTTATGGAAATAAGTGTTGTTAGTGTGCCTTGTAATCAAGACAGTTTATTTAGTGTAAGAAAAAGTTTTAAAACGGATGATGAATATAAAACTTTCGTAAACTCATTTAAAGATATGCATGAAGGCCCAATGATGTCTGATAAGGATGAAATCACTGTTGGAGGTTATAACACAACTCATTTTTATATGTGTGGTAGTGCTCAAACAACAATGAAAGATATTGCAGATATGCCAGGTGCTGAAGAATTAACAAAAATGCAAGATGACTTTTTCAAGTTGGAAAAAGTTGTTATGGATGCAGGTGAAGCTAATGAATCACAGATTGTTAAAGCAACTAAAATGTATAATAATATTATGAGTAAAGCAGGAGAGGTTGGATTAGCTGATGAAATTGGTCAGTATATGACAACTCACCTGAATACAATTCTTAAAGGCGACCCAGAGCCAGGATATGGCAGAACTGACATTGAAGATGATATGAAAAGTCAGGATAAACAAAAAGACGGTCACTTAAAAGCTATTGTAACAACAATGAATGAGGGTCATTATCACACAGGTGAGATGGCTCCAGAAACTCATAATGGAATTACAACTTATGCAAGTCATATGGCAAATCACACACATATGATTGTAGATGGTATGGTGCAAATGGCTGAGGGACATAGCCACGACATATCAATGGGTGGTATGATAGTACTAGAAACGGAGGATAATATGTCACCAAACACAACCGAAAGACCATTAAGTCCAAGCGAGGAAATGGTTGCTAACGGAAAATCAATGGAGGAAACAGTTTCAGAAGAAGAAAAAGAAACTGAACAAGCAGAGGAATTAACTGTTGAAGCTAGTCCAGATGCTAAAATACCATTTTTAAACTTATTACACAGCTCTCCAGATAAGATGAAAAACGGAGAGGTAGTTGATATTAATAATAAAAACTACAGAATCATCAAAACCGCAACTGACGAAAGTCCAACTTATAAATTTTTACAGGTTGACTCAAAAGGTAATAGTTGCGATAATACACTTGAAATCAAACTTTCAAATTTAACAAAAAACAGTCGTGAAGAAAAGAAATCAGACAGTCTGACTTTGGAAATTCGCGAATTAGAAACTAAAAAGGAGAAGGCTCAAATGGCAGAACAAGTCGTTGACAAACCTATCGACCTTACTCAAGCTGGTGCTGAGAAGGTTAAGGCTGAAGAAGTATCTACAGTGACTAAACAAGTTACTCAAGAAATTCCTACAGTAAAATCTGAAGTGTCTGAGCCACAAGTTGCTAAGCTAGTTGAAAAAACTGGTTCAGCAATCATGACAGAGTCAGACGCTCAAGAAACAGAAAAAGCAATCGAAGTTAAGAAGGCAGCTGAAGAAGTTGAAACTTTAAAACAAGAGATGCAAAAGTATAAAGAACAAATTGCTTCTTTATCAAACTCAAAAATGAAGTATCAGGAGTCTCAAAGAACTTCACCAAAGTTCTCTGAAAAGCAAATGGCTAATGCTTATCTTTTAGCAAAAGCGCTTAACAGAAAAGACCCATTCGATACAAAAATCGGAATGACAATGAAGAACGTCACAACTGTAGACCAATTCTTGTCAAACTTTTCAAGCAATATATACACTGAAATGGAACAGCAATTAATTATTGCCCCTATGTTCAATAGAATGGCAGTAGATGCTAGAAATTTCAGAGTGCCAGTTGCCGATGAAGATACTGATGGTGATGTAGCACAGTTTGCTAGTGGAACGTTCTCCGCTGGTATTAGTGATACTACTAGAGTACCAACGTCACAACAAAACACAATTAAGGCTGTAACATTTACACCACACAAATTTATGGCTACAACTCATCTAGCAAAAGATGAAGAAGAAGATACAATTCTTCCTTTACTTGACTTCTTAAGAGCAGCAGCTACAAGAAGAATGGCTAGAGCGATTGATAAATCAATCTTAAGAGGTAGAGGCAACCTAACAGGTTTCACAGCAGCTCCAACTAATGCAATTGCTGTTGGAAGTGGTTATGCTTGTGTATTCAAAGGTATTACTAAACTTTTGGATGATGCAGGTCTTGAAACTGATACTGGTGCTGCGGCAACTAAAGCTGCGCCAGCACAAATCGCCTCTGCAAGAGAAACTATGGGCAAATACGGCCTACAACTTGGAGAACAGCTTGTTTATTTAACAACTATTGAGGGTTACAACGCATTAGTAACAAACTCAGATTTCCAAACTGTAGATAAATTTGGTCCTAACGCTACTTACCTAACTGGTTCTGTAGGCGCAATCTATGGTATTCCAATTATGATTACCGAGTTCTTAGATAACGCTGTTACAGGTGAATCAAACAATCACATCGGTGCTCTTGTTTATAAGCCAGGTTACATGATTGCTGAAAGAAGAGCAATGGAAGTAGAGAGTGAGTACGAGCCAAGACAACAAGTAACTGCACTTTACATGAGTACACGTTTTGATTTCAAAGCGTTAACAACTGTAGCTGATGCAGCTCTTAACACAACTAACTATGCATATGGTTGCTTAGTACGTTCTGGTTAATATCTACTCTTATTAACTTATCTTAAAAGGAGGAGGCGGGTAACTGTCGTCCTCCTTTTTTATTTGGGGGTTCAATGGAACGGTTTGAAGAAAACTATGGAAGATATACCTATATAAATCTTCCACAAATTAAAGACTATCTAGGTATTAATAGTAATACAAAGGATGCATCGTTATCCAATGTAATTAACTATGCTACGGCTGCTATTGAGCATTATATTGGTCAAGAAGTGATTGCGAATAATTATAGCGAAATATTTGATGGTGGTCAGAGCAGTGTATTTGTAAATCGTTTACCTCTAAATAATGTACACGCTGTTGCTGAATATGATGGCAATAGTTATGAAATACTACAAGGTCCAAATTCTGATGGCACAATGGTTGACACAGAAAGCAAAGATTCAAAAAATATTGTTAATGTTGACTCCGTAACACTTAGAAAACGTATCAAAAAGTTCGGTCCTACTAGTGCCCAGTTTAGTGGCTCTAATTATCTTGCAATTCCTGATGACGATGACTTTTATTTTGATACAGAAAACTTCACAATAGATGTTCAAGCAAGATTAGCAAAACTAAACACCAATCAAATTTTAGCCACACACTTTCAAGACACAAATAACAAATGGGAATTTAAGTTTAACTCCGCAGAAGGATTACAGTTTCGTGTTGTTGAGGGCGGGACAGAAACAATCAACGTTGCACATGCAGCTACAACTGGATATGTTGCTAATACTTTCCAACATTTTGCAGTAGTAAGAAATAATACAGAATTAAAGTTATACAGAAACGGAACAAATGTTGGTGCTACAGTTACTTTAGCAAAAACAGTTGATGTACCAGATTTAACTGGTAATGTAGAAATTGGTAGAAGCGGTACAAACACAGAAAAATTTACAGGTTTCATGGATGAGTTTAGAATTAGTCGCAGTGCTCAATACACAGCTAACTTTGATGCCCCACAATTTCAACACTCAACAGATGATGACACAGTTTTATTAATTCACTTTGATGGAAGTGAAGCAGGCACAGCCATGGAAGATGATTGTTCCACAGAAAATGGTTTTAGTTTCACAAGAGATACAGGTGAAATAACACGTGATGTAGGTAACTTACAATCACAAGGAACATACCCAACAGTAAGAAGAAATTACCCATCACTAGATTTACAACAACCTCCTAAATTTATGCCGTTTCCAAACGCAGTAAAGGTAACGTATAACGCTGGATATAAAAGCACAGAAGTGCCTTATGATTTACAACTTGCAACTCTTGATTATATAAAACTATTGTATAAACAAGACCAAGATAAACGAGGTTTTAGTTTTGAAGGAGAAAGACAAGAAAAATACCCTCTTTCAAGTAATATCCCACCACACATAAGAAGAATCCTAGACTTATACCGAATTATTAGATAATGGCTGTCATTGCATTTAAGGTCGATATCACCGACCCTGATTTAGTAAAGAATTATGCTGATTATGTATCGCGTTTTGGTGGAAGAGGCGGTAGCACTGGTCGTGAGTTTCAACTAAGACAGAAAGACTTAGAAACCAGGTTTGCAAAACTATTAGGAGCAAAACCAGTTGCCGCTAGTTTATTTGGAACTCCTGATTTTATTTTAGACGGCACAGACTTAAGTCAAGCACTACTTACAAACTTAAAAAGATTATATAAAGATAAAGACTTTTCTGGTCTTGATTTTAGTCCAACTACAGGAATTGAAGCTAAATTACCAATAGGTGAACAGCAAACTAAAATTGGACAGATAACTCCTTTCTCTACAAGAGGAGTTCGAGGACTTAAACAATTTGGCGGCACAGGCTTACCGACCACATCTTTTACGGAACTTCTCAAACGACAGGTAGGAAGTCAGGAAACAGCTGGTGAAGAAACACTATCTGAAAACGACCAGAGAGAAATAATCAAAATAGCTGTTCAAAAACTTGGAAACAATTTTTTAACTGAACTAGAAAAAGCAGATAAGGCTGTATATGATGGCTTTTACAATAAGTCTAGAAACTTAGTTATCTTTAAAAACCATAATGGTAAATTAAATGCCTTATCTATCTTTATACCAAAAAAAGATTTTAGGATGCCTCCTTTTACAGTTAAGGCTGATAGAAAAGCAATTACACTTAACTTAAGCGCTTCTTTCGAAAGAAAACTTGTCTCTAAGTTATTAGAAGCTGCCCCTGCATTTGCTGCAAACACTGCTGACCAATTTATCAAAGGCATAGAAAAGTTAGGCGAGAAAGCACCTAACAATCAAGGTGTTCAAGACAATATTCAATTTCAATATTTTTCTGGTAGTGTTTTATCATCAAGAGCTAAACTTAAGTTTAAAAAAATAGGACAGGTTAATAAACGCCAAAGTTTCACTAAGGGTATTAACTTTTTAGAATTACAAGAAATAGCAAAACGTAGAATTAGAGAAAGAATGCCTTCAGGTCCACGTAGAGGCCCACCGCTATCTAATGATACTTTAACCTATAGAACAGGTAGATTTTTTAATTCAGTTAGAATTGTTAATGTAGATATGAGAAAACGTATGATTCAATATGCATATGACCCAGTTTATCGCGTGCATGAAGATACGCCAAGAGACCCTAAAAAACTAGTTGGCGGAACTATTC